ACCTGTAAGATACTACGCGGCACACACTGGACGATGGGGTGGAGACGACAAGATTAATCTGCAAAACCTACCCAGTCGTGGACGTGATGGGAAGAAACTCAAGCGTAGCATCATTGCACCAGAGGGGTGTTCTCTCATTGACTGCGACTCATCACAGATAGAAGCAAGGGTGTTGGCTTGGCTTGCCGAGCAAGATGACCTGACCCAATCATTCAACGCAGGAGAAGATGTTTACAAGAAGATGGCTTCACGCATCTACGGAGTCCCCGAAGAAGATGTCGATAAAGATCAAAGGTTTGTGGGCAAGACTACAATTCTTGGTGCAGGGTATGGTATGGGCGCGGTGAAGTTTCAAGCACAGCTTAAGACGTTTGGTTTTGACATGGCACTTGACGAAGCACGCCGCGTTATAGAAATCTACCGCGAGGCTAACTGGAACATAAACGAGTTATGGCGTAATGCTCAGAAATTCTTAAAAGACTCCGCCAATGGTGATGACACTCAGTTCGGGTTGGACGGTGTACTCAAGGTGGTTGATGGTACGATACTGTTACCATCAGGGCTGAAGCTAGGGTATGCAGATCTACAGTTTACACAGACAGACAAGGGTGTAGAGTTTGACTACAAAACAAGGCGTGGTCGCACCAGAATATATGGTGGTAAGGTAATCGAGAACGTATGCCAAGCGATAGCACGTTGCATTATTGGTGAACAAATGCTACAAATAGCCAAGAAATATCGTGTTGTACTAACGGTACATGACTCGATTGTATGCTGTGTAAAGGATGATGTATTGGAAGAAGCGCAAGAGTATATTGAGAAATGTATGCGTTGGACACCACACTGGGCAGACGGCCTACCCATTAACTGCGAGAGCGGTACAGGCAAATCATATGGAGATTGTGAGTGAGTATAGCCCCGTGGTCATTTAGTAAGATTAAGGCGTTCGAGCAATGCCCCAAACAATTTTACCATATGAAGATAGCTAAAGATTACACAGAACCACAAACAGATGCTATGCAGTATGGTACTGAAGCTCACCTTGTTGCTGAAGAATACATACGCGATGGGAAGCCAGTGCCTAGTGAGTTCTCCTACATGGAGGGGGCCCTGGGAGCACTTAGTAGAAGACGTGGTAAGAAGTTAACAGAAATGAAGTTCGGTCTTACCAGAGAGTTAGAGCCTTGTGGCTTTAGAGATAAGAATGTTTGGTGGCGTGGTATCGCTGACCTTGTTATCATTGACGATGGGAAAGCATGGGTGGTGGACTACAAGACAAGTAAGTCATCGGCATATGCAGATAAGGGGCAGTTAGAGCTTATGGCACTAGCCACGTTCAAGCACTTCCCCGAAATAAAACAGGTGAACGCCGCATTACTGTTTGTTAAAATAAATAATATCGTTAAAGATAAGTACACCGAAGATATGATTCCTTCTCTATGGGAGAAGTGGATGTCTAACTACAAGCGTATGGAGACAGCATACGAGAACGATATTTGGAACGCGCATCCTAGTGGGTTATGTAAACGCCACTGTGCAGTAATTGAATGTATTCATAATGGGAGTAACTGATGCCATATACTAAATCACCCAGACCCTACAAGAAAGAATATAAGAAACAGAAAGAGCGTGGGGAACATCCAGATAGGATGGAACGACAACGCGCCAGACGTGCTTACGACAAGAAAAAAATAAACCGCAAAGGTAAAGATGTAAGCCACAATAAGATGTTATCAAAAGGGGGCAGTAACAAAGACGGTACTAAACTGGAAAGCCCTTCAAAGAACCGCGCAAGAAACGGTCAGAAGAAAAAGAAAAAATAAAATATACTGGAGAGTATTTTGAAGATTATTGACAACAAAGCTTTGTTGCTTAGGGTACGTGACCCTAATAGAGTTACAGCCTTAATACCAAAGAGCCAACAGCTACCTGACAACAAGGTATTAGTTAACTGGGGGCTTGCCGAAGCATCGAGCCTTAAGACACTAAACATAAAAGCACCATCGCCCATAGAGGGTAGGTACAAGTGGACAGGCAAACACAAACCCTTTGACCACCAGAAGACAACAGCAGGGTTCTTGACAATGAACAAGAGAGCCTTTTGTTTCAACGAACAGGGTACTGGCAAGACAGCTAGTGCAATATGGGCGTCAGATTATTTGTTACAACAGAAAATAATAACGCGGGTGTTGGTTATCTGCCCGCTGTCAATCATGGATAGCGCATGGCGTGATGACTTGTTTACCTTTGCCACACATAGAACTGTATCTGTAGCGTATGGTGCGTCACCTAAACGCAAGAAGATTATTGGAGAAGGCTCTGAGTATGTAATCATTAACTATGACGGTGTTGCTATTGTATCTGACGAGATAAAAAAAGGAGGCTTTGATCTAATCATTGTTGACGAAGCCACACACTACAAGAACGCGCAGACAACAAGATGGAAGACATTAAACAAACTAATTACCGATGACACATGGCTATGGATGATGACAGGTACACCTGCCGCGCAATCCCCAACCGATGCTTATGGCCTAGCTAAGATGGCTAACCCCAGATCAGTGCCACGGTTCTTTGGGTCTTTTAAAGATCAGGTCATGCACAGGGTATCTCAGTTTACTTGGAGGCCAAAACCCGATTCTACAGAAGTGGTGTTTAAAGCACTGCAACCTGCTGTTAGGTTCACGAAAGAAGAGTGCTTAGACTTACCACCAATGGTATATGTTAAACGTGAGGTGGAACTTACACGCCAACAAAAGAAATACTACAAGCAACTCAAAGATAAGATGGTGATGGATATCACAGGAATGGAAGTTACAGCTATAAACGCGGCGGTAAGCTTAAACAAACTCCTACAAATATCCGCAGGTGCTGTGTATACTGACGATGGGTCTACATTAGAGTTTGACATCAAGCACCGATACAAAGTGCTTCGAGAAGTGATCGACGAATCAAGCCAAAAGATCCTAGTGTTTGTACCCTTTAGGCATGTCATAGATATCTTGACAGATAAGTTAAGGTCAGAGGGTATAACAACCGAGGTCATACGTGGAGATGTATCTGCACCTAAACGCACACAGATATTTAGAACCTTCCAATCTACCTCAGACCCAAAGGTTTTAGTTATACAACCACAAGCCGCCGCACATGGTGTTACGTTAACAGCCGCTAACACAGTGGTCTGGTGGGGGCCGACGAGTTCGCTAGAAACCTACGAACAAGCCAACGCTAGGGTACATAGGTCAGGACAGGTACATAAATCTACTGTAGTGCAACTCCAAGGATCTGCCGCAGAAAAACACGTTTACAGGTTATTAGATAAAAGAATCAACGTTCACGCAAAGTTAATAGATCTTTACAACGAGGTACTTGACTAGTGTATCAATAGCTACTATATATAAATTCTCGATAGGCAAAGGAGAGTATAATGAGCGATGATAGAGCTGAGAAAATGACCAGTGCGTTTATAAAGATACGTACGGAGCGGTCAGCGTTATCAGCAAAATTTAAGACTGAGGATGATAAACTTGTGAGACAACAAGATATCTTAAAAAGAGCATTGCTTGACTACTGTGAAGACCACGGTTTAGAAAGCGTAAGAACTTCTGCAGGATTGTTTTTTAGATCGTCTAAGACAAAGTACTGGACAAGCGACTGGGAGGCTATGCACAAATTTATTATGGAGCATAACGTACCAGAGTTCCTTGACAAACGTCTTAACGTTACTAACATTAAACAGTTCCTAGAAGAAAACCCAAACACAGTTCCTGACGGTTTAAATATCGATAAGGAATTTGTAATTTCTGTAAGGAAAAAATAATGAGTGAACCATTTGTACCAATTGAAGATGTAGCAAAACATTTCTCTGTTTCTATATCTACTGTTCGAGCATGGGTAAGGCAGAACCACATACCTAAAGATACTTATATTAAAATAGGTAGCACCTATAGGTTTAATGTTGGTGATGTATCCTCTGCACTAACTAATAAAAAGAAAGAAAGTGAGTCCACAAGTAAGTGGGATCAACACTTCGAAGAACCAGCCGATATCATTGCAGATATTGATTTGGATGACGACATATAAAAAACCCTAAACCTCTTAAGGAGAGCGAAAATGACTGAGATGTATATTATTGAGAACGTAGAAGCACTATGGCCTAAAATTGACACTACTTATGTGTTTAAACCTGCGCCGATAAAAAGAAGTATGCCCTGTGACCCTTCAGAAAAAGATGCAGAGTATTCTATACAGTTCCGTATGGACAACGCTACAGCAAAGAAATTGTTTATGGCTATGTCAGAGACCTACCAAGCTAACAAAAAGAAGGACTGGTCTGAGAAGTTGGCAAACCCTTTTGTTAAAGACGATGACGGTACTTATACTGGTAAGGCCACCTTAAAAGGGAAATATAGCACAGGTGTAACAAAACCTCCTATGCAGTTGGACTCTCAAGGTAACAAGCTAGCCTCTGATTTTCAACTAACAACAGGTAGCACTGTTAACATTGCTGTACAATTTAACCCCTATGACTTCGGTGGGAAGCAGAATATAAGCTTAAGATTACGCGCCGTACAGGTTATTAAACTTGCCGCACGTAGCGAATACAATCCATTTGGCACAGTGGACGGTGGCTTCACCATAGAAGATGCCAACCCTTTTGCTAAACCTGCTGAGAAGTCTAACGTGGTAAGTATTGCCGAACCCGTAGATGACTTTGATGAAGCAGTAGAAGAACCAAAGAAAGTTGTTAAGAAATCAGCTCCACCACCCACCTCGGCTGACAACGACTTGAGTTCCGTACTCGAAGCTTGGGACGACTAAGTCTCAATGGAACTCCGCCACGACTAGGTTTATACCGAAAAGGATATCTGCCGATGTCCAGTCGTGGTGTCTTTCGGCATTAGTGGGTGGATATTATGGAAACAAAAACATTTTTAAAGAGGGTACTAGGTGACGATGGCTTTTACTGCGTATGTGCTTTTAGCGATGAGCGTAGGATACAGAAGCTATACCCCTCAATAGATGCAGTTGTAGATGCGTCTAAAGACCTAGATGAACAAGGGTTTGATATATACTTCGGGCTGTCTACATTTGAGACAGGTCAGTCACGTAAAGCAGATAACGTAAAGAACATTAGGTCATTCTTTCTTGACCTAGATTGTGGGCCGAGTAAGGAATACCCTACTCAAAAGGACGCGCTGACAGATCTGATTCGGTTTTGTAAGACGCTATCTTTACCTAAACCTGTTATGGTGAGTTCTGGTAACGGAGTGCACGTGTACTGGCTGTTGTCAGAATCAGTGGTGGTTGACGATTGGCTACCTGTAGCAACGCGCCTAAAAAAGTTATGTGCAGATCATAAATTATTGGCTGACCCTGTAGTCACAGCCGATGTTGCTAGGATACTACGCGTACCAAACACACATAACTACAAGAACGGGGTCGCCAAGGACGTAAGTTTTATTGGTACACCAACTAATGATCTGATAGACTTTGATCAGTTTTCCGAGTTGCTTGGTGGGGATAGTATACCCGTGCCGAAGACAATGACACCTAACTCTGTAGCTTCTTTATTCATGGATAACTCTGATACTGAGTTTAAGATTATACTATCTAAGACTGTAAAGGGTAATGGATGTGAGCAGATAAAGAATATAATACAGAACAGAGAATCTGTAAGCGAACCCATGTGGAGAGCAGGGCTATCTATAGCAAAGTTCTGTGCTGATAGCGATAAAGCCATAGAACTTATGTCTAAAGGACACGAAGGTTATGATGAGAAGTTAACAGAAGAAAAGGTGGCTGGTATAATAAAGCCGTACAAGTGTGAAAGATTTGAGGAATATAACCCTGATGGCTGTACAAACTGTAAACATAAGGGCAAGATAAAATCTCCTATATCATTAGGTCGTGTAATAAAACAAGCGCCGAGCGTTCCAGATATACCAGACTACCCCGCACCGTATTTTAGGGGTGCTAACGGCGGTATATATGTAAGCGTTAAAGGTGTTGATGGGGAGGAAGAACATAGGCAGATATACCATAACGACCTATATGTTGTTAGGAGGCTTAGAGATGTAGAGCTTGGAGAGGCTATCGTTATGCGGTTACATCTCCCAAAAGACGGAGTTAGGGAGTTTACAGTACCACTTACAGCGGTAACATCCAAAGAAGAACTACGTAAACAATTGTCTATGCAAGGCATAGCGATAGCGAGGATGGATGAATTAATGCAGTATACAACAACATGGGTAAACGAACTACAATCCCAGAGCGAAGCTGATGAAGCGCACAGACAGTTCGGTTGGTCGAATGACGAATGTAAATCTTTTGTACTTGGTAACCAAGAGATATTTAAAGACAGGGTGGACTTTAACCCACCATCCTCTCAAACTATAGGGTTGTTTCCATCCTTTGAGCCGAAGGGTTCTTTAGAGGGGTGGAAGGAAGCGATAAACTTCTACAACCGAGACGGCTTTGAGTTACATCAATTTGTGGTGGGAACGTCGTTTGGCTCTCCTCTTATGCAGTTCTTACCAATACATTGTGCAGGATTGCATATATACAGTAAAGAATCAGGTGTAGGCAAGACAACTGCAATGGAAGCGGGGGTATCTGTATGGGGTAGCCCTGATGATTTAATTATCCATGAGAGAGATACGTTTAACACAAAGATGAACCGTGGCGAGGTGTACCATAACTTACCTCTGTACATGGACGAACTTACCAACACACACGGTAAGGAGTTATCAAACCTTGCCTACCAGCTTACAGGTGGCCGCCAACGAGGGCGGATGTCTGCTAATAGCAATACTGAACGTGCTCGTGGAGACGCATGGAAGCTACTCGCCGTAACGACAGGTAATACAAGTATTGTAGAGCGGATTAGTATGATAAAGGCTATGCCAAAAGCAGAAGCTCAAAGAATACTA